TCGACTTTCCATTTCTCAAATCCACCTATAGTTTTTTCATCCATTATTAATATACCCCCTGATTAGCACTTTGACCCTCAGCAGCAGTCAACTGAGCCTGCTGATTCATTTCAGTTTGTTGACTTGGTATATTCCGAGCCATTGGGAATCCACTATTTTGCATCACACCAGCCATTGAAACCTGGCTACCTGCTGCTTTACCTGCATTCTGTGGCCCAAGAGTCATCATAATAGCCATTTTTTGTTGAAATTCCGGGTCGTTAAACCAGTCTTGAACAACATCAGTAATACCAAATTCTTTAGCTAAATCAGTAATTGCCCGCTGTACATTAAACGGAATTCCCATACGCAATCCCAGTATAGCCGAATTCATCAATGCAGGTAGTAAATTAGTTGCAAATTCAAGGACTCGTTTCGAGCGAACAACTGGGTCAAGCCTCGACATCGACTGTGCCCGTATATTAAAGGTAAATCTTAGAAAATCTCCCGTTCTTTGTTCGGGCGTAAGGGTCAATTGAATCTGCTTTCCATCTTCACTACGCTTAATTAACGGTAGATTAATCAACGGGTCAGTATGTAAGTACCACCCAATCCGCCGAGAAATCTCCGATGTCTGGTCATATAATATACTACGAGCATCCTCAAGACCGACACTGATATTCGATTGGATAATCTGTGACCGTGTAGCCGTCTCACGTCCGCCTTTCGTTGCAGGAGTCATCGAACCTATAAGCTGGTCCGGGTTATGTGCAATATAATTAAACCAAATCTGCAATTCTTGCAGCATCAATACATTATCACGGTTTTGCCCACCATATGAGTAAACCTGAGCACCTTTTGGGTCAGAACTCGCAATTGCATCCCCATCTTTTGCCTCGACTACATCCTGAGCTTCATCAGCCAGTGCGGGATTATACAGCAGAATGTCCTTCTGGCGGTCTGCCTGGTCCATTATTTTAGTAAACATCCGGTTCGCCATTACATGCAAATCATACCACAGGCTAACAGGAGCAATCGGCAACGGATTCTTCGGAACCGGTGGTGTAAATGACAAGCGAACATAAGGACCTTCACTGGGACCATAATAATCTGTTACCCTCAAGTAATCCTTCAGTATAACTTGCTCCGGGTCAGAGATGGTAACAAGAGCGTTAGCTTCAGGAACCCAGAGTTCGACTACATCTACATAGTCCTGCAATGAATACATCTCGTGCTGGCCGGATGCTTGCTTCGTTATATCTTCAACCTTTTCATTCCTATTATAACGGGAACGTGGTAATTGCATTACCAGGTCTGAATTATAACTGTCATCATCAAGTAGAACCTGCCTCGGAACCCGTATCCTGCTGCCAATAAACGCTGCTTCATCCCAATCCGTGCAAGACGGGTCAATCACGAAATCATCCAGGTCTACGAGCTTGGCATATATCTGGCCTGGGTCTATATTCACGTCTCCGAATTGAAGCATCTCCCCACTTGCTGCAATTCCCACTTTTATAATACCAACGCCAAAAAGTGCTGCAACAATCCAGGCTCGCAACGTCTTTTTAAGTTTAAGTTTTTTAACAACCTGATTTATCGCTAATCCGAGCAATTCTCCATAAGCCTGTTGCGGAATATACTCGGTAGTTACCTCAGTAATCGGATTTTCCATAACCAAATTGGGAACATAAGAGCTTATAGCATGGAACATAAGGTTCAACGGCTCTTCACCAGTTAAACCTTTCTGGCTGCTATAATACTGCCCCGCAAATTCACGAATAAACATTGCACGTGCTTTGCGATAATTTTTTATACGGTTAAACCCGTCTTTGGTTATAGTTTGGATTTTATTCGGTAGTATTATTTCCGGCATCAATATCCCTCATATGTTCTGCATGGACTACCCAGCGTAATGCCCCGAAACAATTCGGACAATATGCACTATCTGGCATTACGAAGAATCCATATTCGTTCGTATCTATTTCGATGATTTTATCAAATTGCTGGCATATTGTACAATAAACATGTGCAGTTACAGTTTTCATTTTATGAAATCAAAAGCCTTTCTCCACCCTTTGGCCTTTTTTCGCTTGGCCATCAACTGTTGCTTTCTCCAACCTGCACTTCTCGGCGGAGCTTGCGGTTTACTATGTTTGGGTTTTGGGATTTCCTTATCATCAATCGTCAATGCATCCGCGATAACTATATCACCATGTGTCTTACGTGCCGATTCGCTTTCTGCAACTAATGCGGCAGGACCTATACCCCCATCTGCATAATATACGTATAATTTCGCCTGTTCCAGGGCTTTTTCAGAATGATTCACGTAATTGCTTTGTGCCAATGCCCTGTCATATTCCGCAAGCAGTTCAAATTTACTTTGCCGACTCGAATGAAAACCATATGACATAGACTTCTTATCGGTAATTTGTCCCGGTTTAGTCGCCCTGTAATAATATGGATACTTGAATTTCTTGACAACTTGTCGCCCAAAATCCCAACCGGGACCATTGTTCTCCCATTTTAAGAATGGCAAACACCTGGGTTTTCGCCCGCCGACCCATATTGCAAGTGCCACTGCAACACGAGCCATATCATAGGGCGGCGTATTTGCATCTCGCCATTCGGCAATTTTCTCGTTCGTTTCTTTGCACTTAATCGAGATAACCGATTCCGAAGCACCCTGTCCTTTGCCTATATCAATTCCAAAAATATAGGTTTTCGTCTGGTCCGGCCTGCCATCCAGCAATGAACACCAAACCCTAAGCGGCCCCTTAACATCCCTGTGAATACTCACCGCCCTCAGCAGTCTTCGCTGGATTACTGATGGAATATCCACGTTCGGAATTTTAGTATCCAGATTAATGTGAAACCGCATCTTAGGCGGTCTGGCAAACAGTGCTACATGGCGTTCGATATTCGTCAAGGTAAAGAATACGTCACCCGACTCAATATCTTCTCTCAAAACTTCTCTTGCCAATTCCTGTCGTGTTCTGACAGTTTCCTCGTGGTCGAACCAGGGAGACCTAATCTCGTACTCACCAGTTTCCTTTTTTACGACATACCGTCCTTTCCCCTTCTGGGGGTGCTCATAGAACGGCAGGATAAACACTTTAATCTGGCCGCTATTCTTCCACCTGCTGTATTCCGTTCCCGGACCGGCGGGAGTCGAGTTGACAATACGCATCAGGGCCGCGTCTCTCGTTGCCGAACGCATCAACTTGCCATGTTCTACTTTGGCGAACTCATCCAGCAAAATCACAAGTCGCCTGTCACCCGATGCAGCGTGCTCGGTAGTCGATTCACCGTCGATGCACGAGTTATTCAAAATATTTTTCATGTGCATCTTGGTCCGGTTCTTCTGCCCGAATAAGCAATCCGGCGGTACCATCCAGTCCGGCAACCACCCATTAATGTAATCGTGCTTCTGGAATAACGCCTTCATGTTGCCGGTCTGGTCAACATATTCCTGCACACGTGACATCTCCAATAACTGGGCATTATCACGGAACAACCACAGCCAGTGTATGAACGCCACACACATCCAGCTTGCCCCCATGTCACGGCATTTATCAATGAGTATATCCTCACCGCTATGAAGGCATTCCTCGAAGCAGTTAAACAGGTCGTCCTGAATCTCCCATGTCAGGAACGGAACATGCGGGTTCTGTGCCTCTATACGCCTGCCCGTCTGCGGGTCAACGTCGAACTGGTGATAGGTCATCACAAATGCATTCACCCAAAATATCAAAGAGCTTGCAGAAGCCGCCATCAAGTCCTTCTGCAATCCTTCATCAGTTTCGGCCTCTTTCAATAACGAAGCTCTCCACTGAAGATTTTCCCGTTCAAGTTTTGGTACTACTAATCCCGTTTTCGGGCATTTCCAGAACTCTCTTCCGCTTGGAAAAGGCTCTGCCAAAACGGGTTTAACTATCGTCTTTTCCTGCATATTTGGCTAATGCGTTAATTCGCTTCTTGGATTCTTCAGACATTCGCTGGCTCACAGGGATTTTCTTCTTGTCGCCGGAAACCGTAGTGTATGGAATACGTCCCTCAAGCCTGTCAAAAATCATATGTATCATCGCCTTATCCGGGTGATGTATGATTTCTTCCATCACTCCCTTCTTGGTCTTAACGGCCTCTCTCCAACCGAGTGCCATCTGCCATATCAGTCTCGCAAGTGCTTCGGCCTTAGTCGCAAGCCTGTCTTCACCGGTTTCGGGGTCTCTAACAAGTTCGGTTTTCTCATTAGCAATTTCTTTGAGAAACCTGCTCAACAACTGCCCGGCCCTGACCTTCAAGCCATGTTCAGTGTATTCCTTCATCCAAAAACTCCTTGATAGTCTCGATACTGGTGATAACACTCAGGTCATCCGACCAGTTCCTAACCCCCGATGCGATACCGATTAGCTCACCACGCAGGTTAAACACAGGCCCACCGGAGTTACCCGGATTAATCGCAGCATCCACCGTGATGAGCGGTGAGACGCCAAAGAAGCTGATACGCCTGTTCAGTCCTGACACGATACCCCGCGTAACGGTAAAGAGGAAGTCCCTGCCGAACGGAGACCCGATAACAAGAACCTCATCCCCAAGCTCGATGTCATCAGCAAACCGCACAGCCGTAACCAGGTCGGCATCCACGCGAATAACGGCACAGTCATCGTCCTCGTCCACCTGCCAGTCGAGCACGGTAAGCTCATCGCCGTTGTAGTCATAAACCCGCACTGCATCGACGTGCTCCACAACATGCTTAGCCGTCAACACGGTGTCAGGTCCTATAACAACACCGGAAGCCGTAGCCGGACCATAAGGCGTATCCACCTCGATAAAGACAACGGAACCAATCAGTTTACAAATCAAGTCCTTCGTCTGGCTGTTCACCTGCCAGTAGAGGACACCGAACCTCTGTTCCAGTACAACAAGCCTGCTGTGGACGCACAGCCCCGCCATCAGCAACACAACTAACACTAAACTCCTTACATACCTCATCAGACTCCAGCCACCTTCCTTAAAAGCACAGATGCACCGTCGCCCAACCCCTCGTAGTGCAGAGTCGTATAGCCTTCAGGGATACGCACGAGGATGGTCTCATACGGCACGCAAACCCATATCACGTTAGCATCAGTCGTCACAGCCGCCAGCCCCAACTTCATCCCCAGCGTAGTCGCAGCACTGAGAAGGGTAACGGCATACGTGGCCCCCGCCGAAACGGTCTGCGTGTGGTCTGCACCAACCGATGCATCCGTAAGGATGATACCGCTCTTAAGCACCGGATGCACAGCTACCACTCCAGGCGGGACCCTGAACCCCTTGTTATCACTCAAAAACACCTCTTTCATATCACTCTCCTACCGTTCACCTGTTATCAATCTGCCCGGACAGTAGTCTGAGGTTAAACGTCGCCCCTATGTCCGTAACGTAACAAGACAGGAT